CATGTAGCTTTATATGTTGGTGATAACATGATATTGAATCATAATATTCATAAATTATCTTGCAAAGAGCCTTTAGATATGGCTTATTTACAAAATCTTCGTGGAGTTTATAGGTATGAGCCTTAAAAAAATAAAAGTTTATGGCAAATTAAGAAAGTTTTTAGGTGAGTCGTCATTTGAAGCTGATGTTGATACACCATCACAAGCAATTAAGTTTTTACTTTGTAATTTTCCTGAAGTAGAAAACCACATGGCAAATCAATATTACAAAATAAAAATGGGCGAAAAAAATATACCTTTAGAATTAATGCATTTAAAAGGTAAAGAAGATATAAAAATTATTCCTGTTGCATCAGGTTCAATTCCAGCAGTTGCAGCAGTTTTTGGAGGAATTTCGGCTGGCGCTGCGGCTGTAGCTACCGCTGTTTCAGCAATTCCTGTTGTAGGAAGTGTTGTAGGCGCTGTTAGCACTGTTGCTGGTGCAATAGGTACAGGAATTACAGCAATAGGAGCTTTACCTGTTGTTGGTGGTATTGCAAGTTCAATAGTTACAAGTGTTGCAATAGAAGGAGTAACTTCCTTATTAACACCAACACCTTCTGTTCCAACAAGCTCTGCATCAGATGCTTTTTCACAAAATGATCCACAAATGCAAGCAAGTAATTTTGCTTTTAGTGGCATTGCAAATGTAAGTAGAAGTGGAGTAGCGGTTCCGATAATATACGGAGAGAGATTTGTTGGAAGTGTAATTGTGTCAAATGGTGTTGACACTGTTCAAGTAGATGGTACAGCCTAATGCCAATTCCAAGTTTTAATGAAAACCAAAGAATAACTGATCCAAAACTACCAAAGGATCAACTGGGTAGTATCCAACGCCAAACAGTTGTTCATGTGTTAGGTGAAGGAGAAATTTCTGGTTTTCCCTCAGCAACAGGTGGTCATAACACAACTGAATACAATACAGGTGCATTAAAAGATGTATTCCTTAATGGAACACAGGTTGTACGTCAATCAGCAAGCAATACAAATCCAGCTTCAAGTGATTTTAATTTTTCTGATGTACATTTTGAATCTAGGTTAGGAACAGCAAATCAAGGTCATATTGCTGGCATTTCAGATATTGAAACAGAAACAACAGTAGGTGTTGCTGTAACTAATTCAACACCAGTTTCAAGATCAATATCTAATTCTAATATCAACGCTGTAAGGGTAACTGTAGGTTTTAACGCTTTACAAAAATTTGAAGATAACGGAGATATTTCTGGAACTTCTGTAGATATAAGAATACAAATTCTTCAAAACAATGGCACTATAACAACACCGATAGACGATAGAATCACAGGAAAGTCAGCTAGTGCATATTTCAGAGATTACAGAATAAATATTCCGTCTGGTTTTTCTTTTCCTATTACAGTAAGAGTTATCAGAGATACAGCAGATAGTAGTGTTACGACCTTACAAAACGGAACAGTATTTTCATCATTTACAGAAATTATTGATAAACAAAATGCATATCCAAACACCGCACATGTTGCTTTAAGAGTAGATGCTGAACAGTTTCCACAGATGCCTAGAGCCATGTTCAGGGTGCGTGGAGTCAAGATTAAAATTCCTCATAATGCAACTGTAAGAAGTGATGGAAGTTTGTCTTTCAGCGGAGTATTTAATGGCACTTTAAAAACAAATAAAGAATATTGTAACTGTCCATCTTGGGTGCTATACGATCTTTTAACCAATGAAAGATATGGGTTTGGAGATCATATATCAGAAAGTCAACTTGATAAATTTGCTTTTTACTCAGCCTCTGTTTATAACAATGAATTAATTTCAAATAACGAAGGAGGCACTCAGCCACGCTTCAGTTGTAACGCAGTGATTCAGAATCAACAGGACGCTTATAAGCTCGTAGGAGAGCTTTGTAGTGTGATGAGGGTGCAAGCATATTATCAAGCTGGATCAATAACTATTACACAAGATAGACCGACAGATCCGAGCTATTTATTTACACTTGCAAATATATTACCTGAAGGTTTTAGCTATACAAATACATCTAAACGTATTAAATACACAGTTATAAATATTCAATTTTTTGACATGGAAACTCAGGAATTTGATTATGAAACTGTGGAAGATACCGCTTTACAAGCAAAATTTGGAGTAGTTATAAAAAATATTAGAGCTTTTGCAGTAACATCAAGAGGTCAGGCACATAGATTAGGTAAGTGGTTTTTATATACACAAGCAAATGAAGGTGAGGTTGTTTCTTTTACAACAACTCTTGAAGCAGGTACTTTAGTTAGAGTGGGAGCTGTAATTAAAATAGCTGACCCTGTAAGATCAGGAATCAGAAGAGGAGGAAGAGTAAAATCTGCAACAACAAATTCAATAACTGTTGATGATTCTACTGAAACTGATTTACCTACAACAAATAATCCCTTTATAAGTGTAGTAATGCCAGATGGAACAGTAAGTACAGCTAGTGTTGCTTCTATATCAGGTAATGTAGTTAATATTAATGGATCATTGCCTCAAGCACCAAATCCTAATACTGTATGGGTTTTAGAAAATGATACTACGGAAACACAATTATTTAGAGTTGTTGGAGTTACTGAAGTAAGTGCTTTAACATATCAAATTACAGCTGTATTTCATAACACAGGTAAATATGCTTTTGTGGAAGATGGCACCACTTTGCCAAGTCGAAACATAACAACTCTTACTGACAAAAAAGCTGCTCCATCTAATTTATCAGCAACTGAAAAAATTGTTGTTGTAAATAATAGAGCTATTAGTAAAGTATTTCTTAATTGGCAGGCAGTTCCTGGTGTACAAGAATATCGAGTTCAATATAGATTTAATAATGGAAATTTTACTACTGTTACTGTCAGTAAAACCGATTTTGAAATTTTTAACAGTGAAAAAGGTACTTATGAAATAAGAGTATTTAGTTATAACGCATTAAGACAACCTTCAGCAAATCCATCATCAATTTCAATTGCGACTGTAGGAAAAACTGCACCACCGGCAAATGTTCAAAATTTAAGAATTGAACCTGTAAGTCCAAAATTAATCCGTCTTAGATGGGACGCATCAGTTGATACAGATGTGTTGCATGGAGGGTTTTGTAGGATTAGACATTCTCCTAAAACAGATGGTTCTGGTACTTTTCAAAATGCCACTGACATTGACAAATTGGCTGGAAATAGTACACAAATAACTCTCCCTTATATTGAAGGTGAGTATCTAGTTCGCTTCGAGGACGATACAGGAAATCTTAGTTCAAGTTCGGCTTCAATAATAATTGATTTACCTGATTCCTTAGGAGCCTTAACAGCACAAACTAGAAGAGAAGATAATGACTCACCAAAATTTCAAGGTGCAAAAACTAATGTTACTTTTGATTCTTCGGTAAATTCATTAAAACTTACTGATCCAACTACAAATGCATCAGGAGAATATGCTTTTAATGAAGTTTTAGATTTAGGTGGCGTATTTAGTTTAGATTTAAAAAGACATATACAAACTGAAAGTTTTTATTCAGGCAGTTTATTTGATTCTAGAACAGCATTAATAGATACCTGGACTGATTTTGATGGTGGACAAGCTACAGCAACTAACTGTGAAATGCTTGTTGCAGTAACACAAGATAATCCTTCTGGTTCACCTACTTTTACCGCCTTTCAAACTTTTGTAAATGGTACTTATAAAGGAAGAGGATTTAAGTTTAAAGTAATTTTAAGTACAACTGATCCTGCTCAAAATATTAAAGTTTCCGAGCTTGGATATACTGCAACTTTTCAACGAAGATCTGAACAAAGTTCTACTGCTATTGCATCAGGAAGCGGAGTTAAAAATATAACATTTTCAAGCCCATTTTTTACAGGTACTTCTGCTTTGTTAGGAGCTAATAGCAATTTACCATCAATAGGAATTACAGCAACAGACAATATAACTAGTGGTGATTATTTTCAAGTTACAAATATTTCTTCAACTGGTTTTTCAGTCCATTTCAAAGACTCATCAAATGCAAGTATAAATAGAAATTTTAACTTTTCTGCGGTAGGATTTGGAAAAGGTGTTTAATTAATGGCAAGAACAGATACAACTGGTGGTAATGGATATGTCATTGACAATGGCACAGGGGCACAAGTACGCACAAAATTAAATCAAATAACAGCTGCAATTAATTCTTTAAATAGTGGTTCTGGTGATCCTACAATTAATACAGCTTTTCAGCCTCATATTGATACAAATACAAATTTATTTAAAATAAGAAATTCAGCAAATAATGCATATATTACCTTAGGAAATATAAGTCAAGAAAACTTTGGCCACGCTAGTTTATCAGGTGCAACTTTTACTGGACCAATAATTAATAATTATACTTCAGCTTTAAGATTACCAGTTGGAACTACAGCTCAAAGACCAGGTAGTCCGGCTGCAGGTGATATAAGATTTAATTCAACTACAACTGAAGCTGAAATATTTAATGGTAGTATTTTTACAGCAGTTGCTGGTGGTGCAGGTGCAACTGGTGGTGCTAACGATCAATGGGTATTTGAGAACGATCAAACAGTAACTACAAATTACGAAATTACTGCAAACAAAAATGCTCATTCAGTTTCACCAACAATCAATGCTGGTGTAACTATAACCGTGCCAAGCGGTGCAATCCTTGTTATTCTTTAATTATGGCATTAACAATCAACGGTACTACAGGCATTTCGGGAGTTGATGGATCAGCTTCAGCACCCTCGATAGTAGGTTCTGACACAAATACTGGTTTTTCATTTGCTTCTGATACTGTAAATATCAATACAGGTGGATCACTTAGAGCACAAGTAGATAGTAATGGAAGGTTATCTATCGGTGGTCAGACAAGTGTTAGCACATTATTACACGTTGAAAACACTAGCGGTGATGCCTTTATAAGATGTAGAGCTAGTATTAATAGAGGAATGATGTTTACTGATTCCTCTAGTGGTGATTTAAGAGGTTTTGTCGGTAATGGTGGTGCGGTTAATTTACCAGCATCTTCAGTGTGTGTGAGTGCTCCATCAGGTCCAATAGTTTTTCAAAGAGGTGGTACAAATTCTAGTAATGAAATTGCAAGATTTTCTTCATCTGGTGCTTTACATATTGGAAATACAAGTGCGATAAGTGGAGAAACAGGATTAACAGTAAGAAATAATGGAGAAGCAAAAGTTTCATATTTTCGTCACGATCACAGTAGCCAAAGATCTTGTATTGATTGCCAAAATGGTCACGCAACTGGTGGTCAATCTGCAATTATGATTGAATTTAGAAGGTCAGATGGTAATAGTGTTGGAGGTATATTTGCAAGCACAAGTAATGTTCAATACAATACTGCTTCTGATTATCGTTTGAAAGAAAATGAAGTTTTAATATCTGATGGTATTACAAGATTAAAAACTTTAAAGCCATATAGATTTAATTGGAAAGATAATAAAGATAGAATTGTTGATGGTTTTTTTGCTCATGAAGTCACAGCAGTGCCAGAAGCTGTAAGTGGAACTAAAGATGGAACAATGACATATAAAAATGTTGTTTTAAGCGATCAAAATGTTGTATTAGCTGAAGGAATACCCGAAGCTGATTATATTGCTGCACAAAAATTAACACCGCCAACTTATGATGAAAATAGTTCTTGGAAAGCCAGTTATACTTGTGAAGATTATCAGGGTGTAGATCAAAGTAAATTAGTTCCATTACTTACTGCTGCTTTACAGGAAGCGGTGGGTAAAATAGAAACACTAGAAACAAAGGTCGCTGCTTTGGAGGCTGCTTAAATGGCAAAAATTAAACTAAATGCTGCGTCAGGTGGAGGATCAGTTGCATTTGATGGGCCTAGTTCATTAAGTTCTGATGTTGAAGTAAATTTCGGTTCAGCTGGTGAAATGTTATTTGGAACCACTAGCACTACTGTTGAAGGTGCTACATCTGGACAAGGTGTCAAAATAGCTCATTCCGGCAGAATGTTAGAAGTCGCTAGTAATGCACAGCCAGCAGTAGGTTTCAATAGAGTTGGTGATGATGGAACTATTGTTCGACTTATTGGACAAGGTAATTTAGAGGGAACTATTAGTGTATCTGG